ATGGGCATGAAGAAAAAGCCTATGGGTAAAAAGAAAGGATACTAATGTCAGATGAATCAAAAGACGTGACTGTTGTCGTCACTGGCGTATCCATGTCAGGAGGTGTCAAGAATGACAATAAGCGACCTTCTCCAGAAGATAAAAAAGAATCTAAAGGAGAAGCGGCTAGAGATAGCTGAGAGTATGGTCCAAGGTCGGATATCTGACTTTGGGACATACCAAAAGAACGTTGGTATTGCGGAAGGCCTAGAACAAGCCTCTGAGATTATCAGTGAAACATTAAATAGAATCAACGAAGAGGATGAATGAACATGTCTCATCAACATGCTAAAGAGTACAAAGACGAATCCACAGGCGCAACAGTAGATTCGCAAAGCCTTCCGATTCCATTGAATTGGAAAGTCCTAGTCCAACCCCATCAAGTTAAAATGAAGACAAGAGGTGGGCTACATCTGCCCTCCATCTCTAAAGACAATGAGGAGTATTTAACTGCTCACGGTCGAATTGCTCATATGGGAGATCTTGCGTTTAAAGATCGGGACACTGGGAGTTCGTGGAAGATGAATATTCCACAAATCGGCAATCGAGTTACTTATGGCAAATATGCAGGCCAGAAGATAACAATCAATGGTGTAAGATTTCTTTTATTGAATGACGATGAACTAACGTCTATTCTCCCAGAAGATGTCGATGTCACCGCTTACTTAGCGCAATAACTTGGAAGGACGCTACCATGGCAAATGAAGATGCAATTCAAGAAATCGAAGACGAAATCAAAAAGGCACAAGGACAACCTGAAGATTTTCAAATCGAGATAACCGATGATCCTATTGAAGAGGCCAAAGACGTTGCAGAAGAAAAAGCAGCGGACGAAAACCAAGAAGCGGATTATGGCCCCAAAGTTCAAAAGAGGATTAAAAAACTCGTTGACCAACGTAGGCAAGCTGAGATCCAAACTCAACAAATGCAAGAGCAAAATTCACAGCTCAATGCAAGGTTGGCTCGATTAGAGCAAGGGTCTGTTCAAAGTAATGAGAAAGCGTTCAATCAACGCTATGCTCAAACTAAGGCAGCATTAACCAAAGCAGTGGAAGAAGGTGATACTGAAGCTCAGGTTAATTTCCAAGAGCAGATGGCTGACATGCGTGCGTCTATGCGGATTGCTGAAATGCAAAAGCAACAACGCTCTCAACAGGCTGCATCTCCAACGGTTGGCCGTGCTCAACAGGCTGTTCAAAACCCAGCACCTCAAAAAGCTATGGGTTGGTGGGAGAGCAATCGCTGGTTTAATTCGTCAGGTTTTGAACGAGAAACAGCAATGGCTCGTTCAATAGATGTTCAGTTAGACTTGGAGGGATACGACAAGGATTCCGACGAATATTACCAAGTTCTGAATAAGCGTTTACTTTCTGTGTTCCCTGAGCTAAACTCTGGATCAAGTCCAAGTAAGACAAGAACAAAAAGTAGACAACCAGTTGCACCAACTACAGGTGGTTCCTCCTACAAGGGCAATAGAGTGCGGATGTCGCAGGATCAACTTAGGATGGCTCGTGAACTTGGTATTACAGACGAAAAAAGTCTTAAACAATATGAAGCTGAAATTAAACGTCAGCAGAGGAACCAGTCATGACTGAGAAAAGAAACGTGCGCGCAAACGAAACTCGAAACTCTACGCGTGAGGAACAAGCTCGTCCCGATACCGCATGGAAACCACCATCATTGTTGGATGCTCCCGAGGCTCGTCCTGGGTACACTCAACGATGGATTGCCACCTCGATTCAGGGGAAAGAGACTCCAGACAATGTGTACAAACGTATGCGTGAAGGATGGAGTGCACGCTCTGCCGATAGTGTGAAGGACTCGTTGTTTCCGACGATCAATCACGGACAGTGGGCAGGGTCAATTGGAATTGAGGGAATGTTACTCTGCGAAATGCCTGTTGAAGTGCATAAGCAGATGAAGGCTTATTACAACAACAAAAGCGTTGAAGCAAATCAATCAATTGCAAGTGACCTAGATGCGTTAGGAAGAAACTCAGGACAACCGATTTATCAAACTCGGAAGTCTTCTAACAGCCGTGGCAGAGATCTCTCTGTTATGGACGATTAAACTTACGCTGAAAGGAGCGAATAAATGGCTAATGTTGATGCAGCCTTTGGGTTTGTCCCAATTCGCCATATGAGTGGTAATGCACCTCGTGCGAATAAGTACACTATTGCTTCAGGACTTGCAGAGAACATCTTTACGGGTGATCTTGTAGTCTTGATTAACAGTGGTTTGCTTACTCCGCATACAGCTGGAGAGACCAATAATATTGGTGTCTTTGGTGGGGTATCTTATACCGCTGCAGATGGCAGTTACGTCTATAGTGAATACTGGCCTTCAGGCACAGTCGCTACAGACATCATAGCATATGTGTACGATGATCCATACACTGTGTTTAAAGTTCAGTCCGCAGGAACAACTGCCCAGACCAATATCGGCAATTGCGCTGATGTAGTTGCTGGTGCTGGTTCTACTTTGACTGGTCAATCTGGATTTGAATTAAGCGGCACAATGGCGGCAACTCTTGCTTCCTGTAAGATTCTCGCTGTTTATGAAGCTCCAGACAACGCATTCGGCACGAACGCTATCATGGAGGTCTTAATTACTGAGCATCTTCTTGGTGCGAACATTGCTGGTATATAGGAGGGTATAAACAATGGCTATGAATAGAGCACAATTTGCTTCCATGCTTGAGCCAGGACTGAATACTCTTTTCGGTCTTGAGTACGACAGCTATCCACCAGAGTATTCGCAGGTGTTTTCTGCAAATACTTCAAACAAAGCATATGAAGAAGATCTTATGCTTCAAGGCTTTGGGTCTGCACCAACTAAAGATGAAGGTGCGGCTGTATCGTATGATATCGGGAGCCAGCAATGGACAGCTCGTTATCAGCACGAAACGATTGCTTTGGCATTCTCAATCACTGAGGAAGCTGAAGAGGATGGCCAGTATGGCTCAATCGCTTCACGTTACACCAAAGCTCTCGCTCGCTCGATGTCTTCTACTAAGGAGATCAAAGCTGCGAATGTCTTGAACAATGCCCAAAGTGCAAGTCACTTGGGTGGTGATGGTGTTTCAATGCTTAGTGCAGCTCACGTTACTACAAACGGCCCACAGTCGAATGTATTAGCAACAGCGGCAGACCTTTCTGAGACTTCACTTGAGTCAATTCTTATCAACATCTCTGATATGAAAGACGATCGTGGTCTTCGGATTGCTGCGCAAGGTACACAGCTGATCATCCCAACTGCCTATGCGTTCACCGCAGAGCGTTTGTTGGAATCACAGCTTCGTACTGGAACTGCTGACAATGATATCAACGCAATCAAATCAGGTGGTTATCTTCCAAAAGGATACCATGTGATGCGTCGATTAACTGACTCAGATGCATTCTTCGTACAGACGGATGTTCCTGACGGTCTGAAAATGTTCCAGCGTTCACCTTTGAAAAAAGGTATGGAAGGTGACTTCGAGACTGGCAATGTTCGCTACAAAGTTCGCGAGCGTTACAGCTTTGGTGTAACTGACTGGCGTGGTATTTTCGGAACTGAAGGTGCATAACACTATCGGGGGAGAGCTTTTGCTCTCCCTCAACTTTTAATCCTGACAGCGCAAGCTGACTTATCCCAGACAGGAGATTACCATGGGTACAACTACATTTACAGGAGCAGTACGCTCCCAAAACGGCTTCCAGCAAGTCACCAAAAACACAACAACTGGTGCAATTACACCTTCACAATTTGCGTTACAGACGATTGCCACCACGGGCAACAATGTCGTTGACACAAGCACAGGCACAGTCGCAGGTGCAAATAACGCCAGTTTAGATACGGGTGCTACTATTTTTGGTATCGTGCCAAATGCTATTGGCTCTGGTGTCCCATCGGCAGCAACAAACATCTTTGTCAGTAAAGTTGGTGGCACAATCACGACAACTATCCTTATTGACCTTCATGGTGGGTACTCTGGATCGGCTACAGGCGATCGTATTATCGGAACTGGAACTTCTGCCAATGCGTACATTGCTGAACTGACTAAAGAAGTTAATGGCATTCCTATCCTTCTTGAGTTTGGCTGTACAGAAGTGCCAACAGGCGGTGATCCAGATATTAACGTAGACATCTCTGCCACGGGAACAACCGCGTCTGGTGCGGCTGTAGCCAGCGGAACTCAGATGATGAACAACGGGGATCTTACTTTAGGTTATTACAACGCTGTTGACGCAGGTTCTACTATGGCGGCTTTGTCTAAAAAGTTCATCTATCTAGTTCAAGGTGCTGCTACAAATGCAGCATACAGTGCTGGTAAAATTTGGATTCGCATCACTGGCATGAATGTAGATTTTGATAATGGCTAATTTTGGTCGGGAGCTTCGGCTCCCACCTACAACCATAGGAGACTAAAATGGGCATACAAACAGACGTACAAGTCAAATTCATAGCTGATGAAAATGCAGCTGATCCAGATCGGTTGGTTACAGTAGCTCGACCAAATACATCAGCGACTATGGCAGCGACTACTTTCTTAGGTGGCGGTGCTAGAAACGTAACTGTCACGACAGCTGGCACTGACGACAACAATAAGACATGTACTATTACTGGGACAGATGTTTTCGGAAATGCTATAACAGAAGTTATAACTTCGACAGGCTCTGCTGAAGCAGTGGCGGGTGCTAAGTTATTTGTCACAGTTAGTGCAGTAGAGTGTTCTGCACAATACGCTGCAAACATCACAGTAGGGTCTGGCTCGCTGTGTGCAAGTGAAGTTGCTGGTGGTGGTCGGACTCGTTTAAAAGGATACTCAATTGTTTCAGCAGGAACTGCTGGTTTAGTTGACTTCTACAATGGCACCCCAGAAGATGGGACAATTATTTTTAAAGCTCAAACAATCGGGACAGACAATTCCACAGTAGACAATACTATCCCAGACGAAGGCTTGTTGTTTAAAAGTGGGCTGGCTGTTGGATACACAGTTGCAACGGTTGTATTAGCAAATGTCTTTTTTGCATAAGGTAAATTAATGGCACTTTCAGGAACAGTAGCATTTAGACCAGACGTTGAAGAAGTTGTAACTGAGGCCTATGAGCGTTGCGGGATTGATCCGCAAACTCGAACAGGTGATCAGGCTGTTTCCGCTCGTCGGAGTTTAAATTTATTATTTTCAGAATTTGCTAACAGAGGGATCAACTATTGGGCTGTCACCCAAAGGACACTTACTCTTATCAATGGCACAGCATCTTATGAACTCCCAGCAGGAACGATTGATATTATAGATGCTGTTATTAGGGAAGGCTCAACAGACCAAACTATTAATAGAGTGACAATTTCTGAATACAACCAGATCCCTAACAAAACAACAGCAGGCAAACCAAGCCAATTCATGCTTGATAAGCAATACACACCTGTCATTTATTTTTGGAATGTTCCCAACACGAGTACATACAGTATGGTTTATTGGGCAGTTAACCAACTCGATGATATAAGCTCCTCTGATCAAGATACAGATGTGCCTTATCGGTGGTCTGATTGCATTTCCGCAGGTCTGGCGGCAAAGCTGTCTCTTAAATATGCTCCTGATCGCTTCCAACTATTAAACGAACTCTATGAGAGGGCATTTAATTTCGCAGCATCTTCAGATAATGACGGTGTAAGTTTACGAATACAACCAACAGCATTGAATTTGGCATAGCATGGCAAAATACGCAAGAGGCAAAAAATCATATGCGATAAGCGACCGAGGAGGCCAGAGAGTAAGATATACTCAACTGAAGACCACTTGGGATGGATTACGTGTTGCCCCTGATGAGTGGGAGCCGAAGCACCCTCAGTTAACTCCTGCCAAGAATATTATTGACGCACAACAGCTTTTCAAGCCTAGATCAACTGGGCAAGACCGTGAAGATGT